TGGGAGACGACCGATTACGAGTTGCATCCCTTGAACGGAAAGGTCGGCGGAGCCTACTCGCCGTTCACCGACATCAAGGCCATCGGTGATTACCTATTCCCAATCTGGACAACCTCAACGACTAACAGCAACGAAGCTACAGTCCAGGTGACCGGAACTTGGGGATGGACGAGCGTGCCGGTTGCAATCAAGCAAGCGACAATCCTTCTGGCCATGAGGCAGTTCAAGCGTTACGACTCACCGCTAGGTGTAGCAGGGTTTGGCGACCTCGGTGCAATCCGAGTCGGCAAGCTCGATCCAGACGTGGACGCTTTGGTTATGCCTTACAAAAAGGTCAGCGCAGCCTAATGCCAACCATCACTCAGATTCGCGACGGCATCGCTACTAACCTGCAAACTATTAGCGGGCTAAGAACGTCGGCTGAGGTTCCAGATAGTCCTAATCCTCCGCAAGCCGTAGTGCAGATGGGTAATGTCTCATACGACACGGCATTTCAAGGCGGACTTACAACCTACTCATTCATAGTTTCAGTCATCGTTGCAAGGGTGACTGAGGGCCGAGCGCAGGAGAGGCTAGATGCCTATGCCAGCACCTCGGGAGCATCATCCGTAAAGGAAGCAATTGAGTCCGACCGAACCCTCGGCGGAGTCGTTGCAGACGTGCGCGTAGTCGAAATGACAAACGTTGGTGCGGTATTATTGGGTGAGGCAACTTACATAGCCGCAGACTTTGCGGTTACAGTTTACGCAGAATAAAGGAGAAACTCGTGGCCAAGTTCGTAGCAACTGACTACAGCATCACGATCAACGGGTCAGACTTCAGCTCAAGTTTGGCCGCAGTTACCCTCGACATCACAGCCGAGGAACAGGACACAACCGCATTCGGTTCTGGCTTCAGAACTCGCATCGGTGGCCTAAAGGACGGTTCGGTTACTTTGGACTTCCACCAGGACTTCGGTGCTGCTTCGGTAGACGCAACCCTATTCCCACTACTGGGAACTCAGGCAACCGTCGTAGTCAAGCCAACCAGCGAAGCAGTCGGAGCAACCAACCCTACCTACACCGCAAACTGCCTAGTAACCCAGTACCAGCCATTCGCCAGCAACGTAGGCGACCTAGCTACACTTAGCGTTACCTGGCCAACCAGCGGATCGGTAACTCGCGCAACAGCATAAGGAAACTAAATGCAAACCAACCTACACATCACTTACGCTGACGGCACTAAGGCGGAGGTAGTAACCTCACCGGCCGACATCGTTGCATTCGAGGCTAAGTTTGAGATAGGTGTAAGTCGTCTAAATCAAGACCCTAAGATGACTTACATCTATTTCCTAGCTTGGCACGCAGCCAAAAGGACTAAGGTCACAAGCCTAGACTTTGAGGCTTGGGTGGAAACCATAGAGGAAGTTAGTTCCGACCCAAAAGCTTCGTAGGGCTGGGCGAAGATTCCTACCACTGGCGAATCGCATGGATCGCCGTAGAAACGGGAATCAGCCCGCTCGACCTAATGCAGCTTGACTCCAGAATGTTTTGGACTCTAAGTAGATACCTAGAGTTCAAGGCTCAGCGCCAACACCGTAAGCGGTAAACTTATAGGCGAGGAGCGTGCGGATGATTACCCCAACAGTAAACGCGGAGAAAATCCGCGATGCAGTCAAAGAACTTCGCAACGTAGACCCTAACCTCGTCAAAGAACTTCGTAAAGAACTACGCTCAAAAATCTCACCGCTTGCCAGGCAGGTCGCAGACAACGTGCCAACCGATCCTCCGCTCTCAGGATTTGGCAACACTGGCTCGACCGGCTGGTCAGACGTAGTGCCAAAGATTTCCTTTACGCCAGGTCGCTCACGCAAGACCGGTAATCACCTAGTCTCGATTCGTATTCAGCCACGTGCAGCCAAGCGCGGTCTATACATTGCCGAGCTAGGTGGCTCAAGAAGTCGCGGTGCAAGCAACCGAGGCCGAGCCATGATTCGCAACCTGAATTCGCGTTATCCAATGAAGGGACGCGGTGGACGCTTTGCCTACACTAAGTTCCGTCTGCTACGACCCGATGCCGTAAACCTAGCCAAAGATGCGCTCAATCGTTACGTGACGCAAGTAAATAGAAAGCTGAAGTTCTAATGGCTATCAATCTCCCCATAGTCTCCAAGTTCTCCGATGCCGGAGTAAAGGCTGCCGAGTCGAGCCTAAAGAAGTTTAGCCAGTTCGCTAAGCAATCGGCCGTCGCTGCTACCGCTGCTATTGCTGGAATCGCAACCGTCTCGATCCGCGAGTTTGGAAACTTTGACTCTGCTCTACAGCAATCCGTTTCGATTATGGGCGACGTGTCAGATGCCCTCAGAAACGACATGGCAGAGGCAGCTAGGGAAGTTGCCAAGACAACCACGTTCTCCGCTGAGCAGGCCGCTGAGAGCTTCTACTTCCTAGCGAGCGCCGGTTTAGATGCAACCGCTTCGATTACCGCTATGCCAAAGGTTGCTCAGTTTGCTCAAGCGGGTATGTTCGACATGGCCCGCGCTACCGACTTGCTGACCGACGCGCAGTCTGCTCTAGGACTTACAATCCGCGACGATGCGATTGCGAACATGGAGGAAATGGTAAGAGTTTCCGACGTGCTAGTTCGCGCTAACACTTTGGCTAACGCTTCAGTCGAGCAGTTCTCCGTCGCACTTACTACCAAATCAGGTGCTGCCTTGCGTTCCTTGAATAAGGACATGGAGGAAGGTGTCGCCGTCCTTGCTGCATTCGCTGATCAGGGTATTAAGGGTGAGCTAGCCGGAACCCAGTTGTCAATCGTCCTCCGTGACTTGACGACAAAGGCAATCAAGAACAAAGCCGAGTTCGAGGCTATGGGCTTGCAGGTATTTGATACCGAAGGCAACATGAGAAACCTCGGTGACATTATTGCCAACCTGGAGGACGTGCTCGTTGGCATGAGCGACGAGACACAAAAGGCTACGCTTCTACAGGCAGGATTCTCTGACAAGTCGCTAGCTTCCATCCAGGCATTGCTCGGAACCTCAGACGCAATCAAGCGTTACGAAACAGAGCTACGCGCTGCTAGCGGAACAACTGACGACATTGCTAATAAGCAACTTGAGTCATTCAACGCGCAGATGGACTTGCTCAAGTCTCGACTGCTGGACGTGGCCATCGAAATAGGTGGACAACTTGCACCTCGCCTACTGGACTTGCTCGATCGCCTTTCTCCAATTATTGACGAGGCAGCGCCGATGTTGCTTAGGTTGTTTGACAACATCAACGCAATCTTCAAAGAAAACTACGATCGACTCTCACCGCTTGTCGAGGACGCATTGCCTAAGTTCCAGACGTTGTTCGAGGACTTGCGTAAACCAATCGGGCAAGTGTTGGAGTTCCTAAGAATCCTCGGTGAGACAGTGCTCAACACTGTTATCAAGCTAGTGACAAATGCAAGCTTCCTCGCGGCCCTAAGTTCTATCGGTAAGTCCTTCGGCATCATTGCAGAACAAATTGGCATTGTTCTAAAGTCGCCTATCGTGCAGTTCTTGCTCGACCTCACAAGCGGAATCATCATCACCGGACTAAACGTTTTGGCGGCTGCACTGGAAGCAGTGGCTAACGTATTCCAACGAGTCATAGACGTAATCAAGGCATTCAACCGCACTAGCGTCGCACCTAAGACACTGCCAGGTGGCGGCATGACTTCGGTGTCAGGCTTTGAAATAAATCGCGGTACACAAACTTACGTGCCAGGCTTTGCCGAAGGTGGCATCGTTCTACCAACGCCAGGCGGAACACTTGCAATCATCGGTGAGGCTGGACAAAGCGAAGCCGTCATCCCGCTAGACCGATTAGACGCAATGATGGGACGCGGAGGTGGAAACATCTCTATAACGGTAAACGCCGGCATGGGAACAGACGGTCAGGATGTCGGCCGAAAGATTGTAGACGAAATCATTAGATACGAGCGTGCTAGCGGCCGAGTCTTTGCGAGGGCGTAATGGCCACTAACAAAGTCGAAATCGGGTTTGACTTCTCTGAGCAGGCAGGCGCAGAGTTCGCAAAGCTAGATGATGCATTCTATGGAATCCTTGACGCACCGCAGACAATCCTCGGTGGCGCAATCTACCAAGACGTAACTCCGAAGGTAGTCCAATACTCAATAAGCCGAGGCAAGTCGCGCCAGCTCGATCGCTTCCAAGCCGGCAAGGTAGACGTAACCCTAGACAACAACGACCGCATCTTCGATCCGCTTTACTTGACCAGTCCTTATGCTGGGCAGATTATCCCTAAGCGTTCGGTGCGCGTCACCTCGAACGACGTAATCCAAGCCGAGACAGTCATCGACGACTGGGACTTGAGCTACGAGCCATCGGGTAACAGCTACGCCATAATCAAATCCTCAGACGCTTTCGCGCAGTTCGCTAACCAATCCCTATCGGGAGGCACAGCAACCGCTCAGCAAACGGGTGAACGCGTTACAGCAATACTGCAGAACTCAGGCGTGCAATGGCCCTTAGACCGCATCGACGCTGAGACTGGCCAGCAAGCACTACAGGCTGACGTAATCGAAGATGGGACAAACGCACTCAGTTACCTACAGATAGTTACGGAATCCGAGCCAGGACTTTTGTTTGTGTCAAAGAGCGGAGACGTTAGATTCCTTGATCGCAACGCCGAAAGTGCAGGTACACCAATTATCTTTACTGACGATGGCACTGGCATTCCTTATCAAAACCTTTCAGTTGTCTATGGTGCTGAGCTTCTCTACAACGAAGTGGTAGTTACACGCGATAACGGTGGTACAGCGACAGCATCCGACATTACAAGTCAAAACCAATACGGAATCCAAAACCTAACGCGCTCTAACCTTCCGCTAGACAATGACACCTCGGCGCAGAATCTTGCTGACTATCTAATTACGCAATACAGCGAACCCGAGTATCGCTTCGAGGCCATTGAGATTGAGATAATCGACCTCGACGATGCGACACAAACCTCTATCCTTGACCTTGAGCTAGGCGACTTCGTGAGGGTAAAGTTCACGCCTAATAACGTTCCTCCGCAGATAGATAGATACGCGGAAGTAATTAGAATCGCACAGAGAGTCACTGAGACTTCACACAAAGTGACGCTAGGTCTTGGCTCCACCGACGGGGAGTTCTGGAGACTATCAGACTTGGTATTCGGTAGACTAGGTAACGCACTAGCGTATTAGGGAGAATCGTGAGCTGGAAAGAATGGGCAACCGCTGAAGTCGTGACGGCTGGCGAGTTTCAGTCCTACGTCCAAGACCAAGTGGTGCAAGTTTATGCCGATAGCGGCGCTCGCGGATCGGCACTCGGAACGGCAGTCTCCGACGGTATGGTTTCGTACCTTGAGGACACCAACTCGGTAGAGGTTTACTACTCCGCAGCTTGGAACTCAATTTCAAACCCTGGCGACATCACCGCAGTTACCGCAGGTACAGGATTGACTGGCGGAGGAACAACCGGAGCCGTCACACTAAACGCCGACTACACGGCAATCGGTTCGGCCGTAAACATCTCACTTGCTCAAGTGACAGACGTAACCGCTTCGGCATCTGAGGTAAACATCCTCGACGGCGTAACAGCTACGAGCACCGAACTAAACATTCTTAGCGGAGGAACAGTAACAACCTCAGAGCTAAATTACCTCGGCGGAGTTAGCTCGGACATTCAGACTCAGCTCGATGGCAAGGTTTCAGAAACTAATGGCCAGGTGACAACCGCAGCCGCAGGATCAGGCGTAGTGCGAAACATCTATCTCTCGACTTCAGCGCCTAGCGGTGGTTCCGATGGAGATGTTTGGCTAGTTTACACACCATAAGGGGATAGCGTGACTGCGCACACAAAGATAAGCGGTAGCTGGAAGGACGTAGATTCTTTACACGTCAAAGTTTCTGGTGCTTGGAAAGACGTAGATTCAGGTCACGTCAAAATCTCTGGAGTCTGGAAAGAGTTTTTCACTTCTAAATCGCCAACGTTTACAACTGACTTCCTAACTATTGCCGGTGGTGGTGGCGGTGGTGGCGGCGGTACTGGCTCGTCTAACGGCGCGGGTGGTGGTGGAGCTGGAGGCTACAGAACTTCAGCAGGAACTTCAGGCGGAGGCGCAAGCGCAGAGTCATCCCTTACCCTTTCAATTTCAACTAGCTACACCGTTACGGTCGGAGCCGGTGGTGCTGGAGTCTCTGGCAATGTCACTGGCACGACGGGTTCCAACTCAGTATTTAGCACAATCACTTCATCTGGTGGAGGTGGCGGTGGGCCGCAGTCTGGAGCTGCTGGCTCTGGTGGTTCTGGCGGTGGAGCCGGTGTTGCTGGAACTACTGGATCAGGCACAGCGAATCAAGGTTATGGCGGTGGAGGAACCTCGGGAGTTACTCGTGACTCTGGTGGTGGCGGTGGTGCTGGCTCACTAGGCGTTTCAGGAACTACCGGACAATCTGGGAACGGTGGCTCGGGAGTTTCGTCAAGCATCACAGGATCGTCCGTGACGCGTACTGGCGGCGGTGGCGGTGGAGCGGGCGGCCCTTCGGTAGCTGCTTCCGCTGGCACTGGTACTGATGGAGGCGGTAACGGAGGCTCCAGCGGTAGCGCGGGCGGTAACGGAACTGCTAACTATGGAGCTGGTGGTGGTGGGGCTGGCACTCCGGCAGGAGGTAGCGCGACTTTCGGCGGTAATGGTGGTTCGGGTGTCGTGATAATCAAATACCCAGACGTTTACAGCATCTCAGTAGGTGGAGGTCTAACAAGCTCCACAACTACTAGCGGAGGTTACAAGATAACAACCTTTACCGCAGGCTCGGACACGGTTAGCTTTAGTTAGAATTGACTTGGAGGAATAATGAGCGGTTATAGAACATGGACACCTGGCGAGGTAATCACTGCCTCAAACGTGCAGGATTACTTGCAAGACCAGACCGTTATGGTATTTGCCTCCAACGCAGTTCGTTCAACGGCGGTAATCGTCCCTACCGAGGGAATGCTTTCGTGGCTGGAAGATGACAACAAATACCAGTATTACGATGGCGCTGCTTGGCAAGACCTAATCACTGACCTAACTGGAGGCACGGCGGGTCAGCCCTACGTTTCTCAGGGAGCATCTCCCGCAACCTTCGGTGACATGAAAGCCGAATACATCGCAACGACGATAAACACTAAGACTGCCGATTACACGATTGTTGCTGCCGACGCAAACACAATTATCGAAACTTCAGGAACAGCGCACGTTACTCTAACCTTCGATGACGTGCTCGCGACTGGTGACGTAGTGCAAGTGATTCGTAACGGAGCAGGATCAGCAATTCTTGCATCGGGTTCCGGCGTGACATCCTGGGCTGGCATCGGAACAGCCAACACTTCCGCAGACTTCTACATCGACACCGAGTACGCTGCTGCCGCAGTAGTCAAGACTGATTCGGGCGAGTATCGAGTGATTGGACGCATCGGCGTATGATTCCCCTAGCGGCACTTGCTACGAGTCAAGGTGCTCGCGTGCAAGGCGGAACTTTCCACACGGCAGACGGATTCAACTATCGTGTCTTTACCTCAACTGATACTTTCGAGGTCTTAGACATCCCTCTACAGCAAGCCGAGGTGCTAATCATTGCTGGCGGTGGCCCTGGTGGTAAGCAGTATGGCGCAGGTGGCGGTGCTGGTGGAGTAGTGCATCTTGAAAATCAGGAATTGTTTGGAGTTTATTCCGTAAGCATCGGAGCAGGTGGTGCAGCAAACAGCTCAGGTTATGGATCGAACGGTAGTGATTCAACCTTCGCATCGCTAGGCACTGCAATAGGTGGAGGTGCTGGTGGATTCAATAACGCTAACGCTGGTCAAGCTGGAGGCTCTGGCGGTGGTGGCGGTGGAGAACAAGGCGCGTCTGGCTCTGGAGCTTCGGGCGGTGCTGGAACTAGCGGACAGGGTTTCGCCGGAGGCCAGGGACGCGATGCTACCAATGGCGCTATTCCAGTAGGCGGTGGCGGTGGTGGCGCTGGCGGCGTTGGAGATGATGGTCAAATCGGTGACACTAACAGCGGTGGCGTAGGAACTAACGAGTTTGCTATCTGGGCTGCTGCCACATCTACAGGCGACTCTAATGAGGCAGGTTATTTCGCTGGGGGTGGAGGCGGTGCGGTTTACAACGCCGCAACTGGAAGAGGCTCAGGCGGTGCAGGTGGTGGAGGTCGCGCAGATGTTTACC